ACTGGTGATTGTCCTCTCTATGAGATGGTGTCTCACCCTTTGATGGGTGATTTGTGTGGGACTGATAATTGTAAGTTTGTTCAACCTTTTGTTGATCGTGTCCACAAAAATATCAGTGTTCCTGAAATTAATTCTGACTACTATGAGTTTTTGACTGAGAAGGAAGCAACAGTTGCAAAACAGAAAATCAATCAACTCATTCGTTCTGGTAAAGAACTTCATGAATGTGACCTGATTGACATTCTTGGTTCACTCAAACTTGCCAATTTGTATATGATGGTGGTTGAGATGAAATATGAACTTATGGAAGATCTTATTGTTTACTCTTGTCCTTCATCTTATATCGGAGACAAAAAGGTCAATCAAGAAGGTTTTGTTTTGACCACAAAGTATGGTACAATTAAACTTGTGGACAGGGAACAATTCTCTTATTACAACTTTACGCAAGGACGATTTCAATGAGTGATGAACAACTACAACAAATGGAACCTGTAGAACTTGAACGGTTTCTGGAAGAATGTGTCAATGAAGCAGAACATCTTGGTGTATCATTTGAATACTACATGGCAGAGTTTGTATGATTGAAGAACAACAAAAGTTAGTAATTGCTCTGTCACAGATAGACAATTTAACTTCTCTTCTTGAAGATAATGAGTATAAATCATTTCTCTATAATCGCCTCATTCCAGTCAAGTACGAATTACAAAGACAACTTGCAAACTTGACGAAAACACCCCTTTATCCTACAATTGACGAGTAATTTACACACAACAATGACCAAGTATCTTTACATCATTGATCATTATGTCCCCTTTCCCCAGTCAGAATATGGTGGAGTTTGGAATGTTATTGCAAACAATGATGAAGAATGTTTTGACATAATCACTTCTGATGATGATGAGACTTATCCTCAGTTTTATAGTACCTTGAGGGAAAACATTTCTAAGTCTGATAAATATACTATTACAGATGAGGTAGACTCAGGAATTGTTACTTCGTTCCTTACTTAAACTCTTATGTCAAACTATTCAACAGAATCTCTTTTGATAGATCTTCAACGCACGATTAAACATCTTGAAGATAGTATTAACGAGAAAAACAAAGAGATCGAAAATCTCAAAGGTCTAGTATTCAAACTTCAAGATCTTATTGACCCAAAAGTAAGTTAAATAATGGAACTTCAACTCCCCTCTGACTTTATTCATGATGCACCTGAAGGGTATTCATATTCGATAAAGAAATTCAAGACAAATGTAATATCAATTTGGTTGAATGATCATAAAGAATATGTTTATACATCAGAACCTGTTTCAACAATTTGGGGATTTGTAAAGTTCACAAAAAAAGGTCACAAGTATTATTCACCTATTGACTCTAAACATGTAGGAAAAGAGGTTGACATTAGTGAAACTCGTCCCTACACAGCAATGCAACTTAATCTCAACCCACTTGAAAATGTCTTATACACCTAAAGTTGATGATTATGTCAAGTGGACAGATTCACTTGGACAGATTACTGAGGGGTGGGTTTATTTTGTATGTAAAGACTATTTTACAATTGAAATCAGAACATTAGATAAACCAGACAATCTTGTAAATTTCCATAAAAAGATACATGTTCTTGTATTGTGCTATGATCAGTATTGGGATGAGGTTCAATATGTAAAAAATAGGGAAGAAACTAATGTCAAAGATTACAAATCCCAAAAATATCGATACGCAGATGTTCAGTAATTATTGTTAGTAACCTCCAAACTGTCCCTATAGTGTAACCAATCAAACGACATCATGGCAACCCCCGTAGCACAAGAACTTCTGGACATTAAGGCTCAAGTCCGCAAACAAGACTTCAAATGGACCACAAACCAACGTGAGCGTTATGAATATCTAACCCTTCTGCGTAAAGAACAAATTAAACAGTGGAAAGAAGAAGGTCGCGTGTGGGTCGGACCTTCTAACGCTGGTAAGGAAAAAAGAGAAAATAAAGAAACTATTGACGGTTGATAAACTGTCCACTCACCCTTGACTTTTAACCGAGTCAGGGGTATTATTATATTATTGAATCACCACATCATGATTACTCTTCGTCCCCACCAAAAACGTGGATTGGATGCACTTGAAAAATACTCCAAAGGACAAATCCTAATTCCAACAGGTGGCGGCAAGACTCTGATCGCTATCATGGATGCACAACGTCAGGTAGAAAAACAACCCTCTACCATTGTTGTGGTCTGCCCTAGAATTTTACTTGCAGAGCAGTTGTGTTCTGAGTTCCGTGAGTTCATCACCAGTTCCTATGTTCATGTGATGCATGTTCACAGTGGTGAAACCAGTCACTTCAGTTCTACCAAACCACAACAGATTCACCAGTTCGTTGACATCGCACGTTCTGCAGGTGAGAGTGTGATTATCTTCACAACTTATCACTCTCTTCAACGTGTTCAGGATTCTGACATTGAAGTAAACACCATTTATTTTGATGAGGCTCATAACTCTGTCCAACGTAATTTCTTTGGTCCTACAGAGTTCTTCTCTCACGATGCAGATAGAGCCTATTTCTTCACTGCAACTCGTAAGACTTCAGTGACTGTGAACAAACCAGGTATGAACGATCGTGAGGTCTATGGTGACATTATTTGTAGAGTTTCTGCTCCTGAATTGGTTGATGGTGGTTTCATTGCACCTCCTAAAGTTCATGTTAAGGAGTTCGACATTCACCAAAACTCTAAACTGATCACCTGTGATGTTGATTGTGAACATCTCATCTCCACTATGGATGATGTTGAGATGAAAAAGATTTTGGTCTGTGTGAAGACCAGTCGTCAACTTATCAACCTCATGGCACACACTGACTTTGCCAAAGAGTGTCACTCCCGTGGTTATTCTTACCTCTATATCACATCAAAAACTGGTGCAGTTGTTGACGGTAAGAAAGTCAACCGTGAACAATTCTTTGAGATTCTGAATGAGTGGGGTAAAGATCCTGACAAAAAGTTTGTGGTTCTTCACCGTTCTATTCTCTCTGAGGGTATCTCTGTCAACCGTCTTGATTGTGTCATCTTCCTCCGTAACATGGATGTGATTGAGCTCACGCAATCTGTTGGTCGTGTTCTTCGTACCTGTCCTGATAAGACCTTTGGTTTGTGTGTTGTTCCTGTGTACTCGCGTGTAGGCATCTCTACACAACGTGCCCTTCAGAATGTCATTGACACCGTATTTGAGAAGGGAGAACTTCTTGATTCTGTTGTCCGCCGATGAAACTAACTCAACACAAATCTGATATCTTAGAACCCAAACCCATAGAACTTGGGTTCCTTATGGGTAACTATGCTGCCATTCCTATGATAGGTAGTGATACCAAACTCATGGTGATTCATGAGGGTAAACAACTCAAAGTCTGTCGTAATCGTAAGTCTGCTATCAAATTCATAAAGAAACATAGTAAAACTAAATAAGACATAGGATAACGAATGAAGATGAAGACCTTTCAACAGTTTCAAGAAGACTCCTCCCTGAGAGGTGATTCCTCAGAGTGGAGTCAAGGTCAAGCAACTGCATTGACTGGTAAACTTGATGCAGTCAGGAAAGTTCCTGGTCAAATGTTAGATGCTGCAAAGAAAGCAAAGGCTGACGCTGATGCTGAAAGAGAAGCACGGAAAGAGAAAGAAGAAAGGATAAAACTTAGAAAAGCTGACGAGAGGAGAAAGGAAGAACTTCATAAAGCCAAGATGGCCAAGATTAAACAGGATGAACCTGAACAAACAAATGAAGTCTATGACCCTGAGGTTCAGGGCCGTAGTCAAATTCGCAAGACTGGTGAAGGTGGAAGAGTAGGAAGAGACAGAAGAAAGAGTGAACCAGAACGCCGTAGAATGAAGGCAGTTGGTGGTGGTAAGATGGAGCCAGTTTCTTATAAGGATCGTAAGGACATTGGTTCACAGAAACAGACTTCTGATAGAGTACAACAACCAACCAAAGAAAGAGGATCTGCTGAAGTCAAA